TCCCGCTTCAATGTGTTTAATCATATACATAGAGTATACATAACACAGTATATTTTGTCAAGTATATGATAAGCAATTTAATAGAGTACAAAGAGGAATAGGGGGAGGGTACCCCCCACCCATGCGAAGAGAGCACCCCCGTCAAGCGATTTGATGGGACCCACCTCTTCCTTAAATCCTATATAAAAAACCATTTCTGATATAAAAAAATATTCTGAAAAATTTTATAAAAATTTCAAAATAACATTTCAAAAAATATTATGATAAAAGAAGATGCTGACTTAATAAAAGGGATGATAAATAGTCCTCTTTTATTTATTGAGAAGATGTGGAAGTTGACACCGCAACCATTGTCTTGTGTAAAGGATCATAAGCATGGTCCTTCTTGTTATGAAAGATTTATTAAAGGGAAGCATATTACTTGGCAGCAGATGAATGTTCTTAAGGCTATAGAGAATTCGATAATGGATAAGAATGTACCAAGGAGGATTAGTGTTGCTTCAGGACATGGAATAGGAAAGGACGCGATGATGGCATGGTTAATACATTGGTTCTTATTTACGAGACAGAATTCGCAGATAGGGTGTACTGCGCCTACATCTAGTCAGTTGTATGACGTATTGTGGAAAGAGATAGCGGTATGGCATCGGAGATTACCTCCAGAGATAATGGCGATATTTGAGTGGAATACTACGCATTTTAAGGTGAAAGAAGCTGGAGAGATATGGTGGGCACGGGCGAGGACTGCGGCGCGTGAAACTCCTGAAGCATTCGCAGGATTACATGGAGATTCCGTTATGCTTATTGCTGATGAAGCGTCTGGTGTTCCAGATGAAATCTTCCGTGTTGGTGAAGGTTCTCTGACAAACAAAGATACGCTTGTCGTATTGGTGGGTAACCCCACCCGTACCGAGGGATTTTTCTACCGAACTTATGCTGATAAGAACGAGATGCCAAATTGGCAGACATTCAAGTTTTCCTCTGAGGAGAGTCCTATTGTCGAAAAGGATTTCGTAAATAGGATAGAAACTCAATTCGGCAGAGATTCTGATGAATTCAGATTTATGGTACTCGGAGAGCCTCCGAAGATTGCGGGCATGCTTGATGGTGGATGGATACCTCTGCTCGCGGAAGGAGAACTGAAATTCATAGACGATATGGGCGGATGGAAGTTAGCCAAGCTTGGCGTTGATCCATCTGGAGAAGGGAGTAATTTCAGCGTATTCGTAGTCAGGGATTTGTTCCGCGCGAAGATCGCTGGGAAAGAAACCAAGAGTACGCCTTTTACTGGAGCGGAACGGACTCTGACTATCGCAGAACATTACGAAGTACCAAAAGGAAGCATCACCGTAGATAACTTCGGAGAAGGAGCAAATTGGTCTCAGGAGATTGCGCTTGCTACGGGGCAGAGGATTCAAGCGGTAAACGTAGGAGAGAAGCCAGATGACTTTAATAGATTCATCAATAAACGAAGCGAATGTTATTGGAGACTTCGTGAATGGGTAGTAAAAGGCGGGCAGCTTATCGGATCAGTAGATGACTGGAAGCAGTTACTCACTATCTATTACAAGCGGAATATGCGCGGGAAGATTCAAATTATGACTAAAGTTGATATGGCAAAACACGGCTGGGAATCACCTGACGTAGCGGACGCATTGAGTTTGACTTTCAGCAGAAAAGATGGAGATGAGAAAAATACAACTGGATATCGCGCAGTAGAGGACGCTCCACAAGTTCTCATGGATAGCATTAATAAAATTTATCAATAAGAGTATCAATACTTTTATTATTGCAAAAAAATTAAATAAAATGTTAGAATTAAAGATGAAGAAATAACATGGCAGTTACACCTAAAGAACAATTAGAGCGAGCCAATTTTATTATTGAAAGAGCGTCTTTGATGAACCGCGCGAAAGATGTGTATAGCAGAAAATGGAGTTCTTATGAGAGAGTTTGGAAAATGGCACAAGAGGGTAGAACAGGAGAAGATGAATGGCGGGCTGACTTACCGGAGACGTGGACATTTGCGACAATTAAGACAGCGCAAGCCGCATTCGTAGATTCTAAAGTTATCCCAACTATTATCCGTCATCAAGATGATCCGAAATCTAAAGCTGAAGATCTGCGTGATTTATATACTGATATCGCAGATAAAGGGAATCTAGATATTGAGCTATATTACGCGCGATTAGACGCTTTCAAATTGGGCAATGGATTTCTATTTACGCCATACGTTAAAGATAAACGAACTGTCTGGGACATAGATAAGTTTGATCCAAAGACTGAAGAATTCAAATGGAAGAAAAAAGAAATAAATGAATTTGATGATCCGAAGTCATTTCGAGTTAGTCCCTATCTCGTACTGGTAGACGACTTGGCACGAGGAGAAATGTATCGAGATGCATGCATACTTGAAGTTATGGGGCGAGACCAGGCAGAAGAGAAGTACGGCAATCTAGTAGATTTTGATAATGTTCCAGGCACGACACAACTTTTATCCCAACTTACTGCGCCTGCATCTTCTACTGTTGCAGAGACCGATGGCACTGGACTACGTGGAACAGAGTTTGAGGGTATGTCGAAATATCAATTTTTTGCTCCTGGATTTGATTGGTCAGATGACGTTGTAGAAATTCTGCACTACTGGAATCAGGGCGTAAGGACTCCGTCTGGTGCAAGTGATAGCCACGAAATCTTAGTGAATGGACATCCAGCTAAAGTTGATACGAAACGAGAACCTTCACCAATTCCCTATATTCACAAGAAGATTCCACTTACCCACGTTAGATATTCTCCTTATTCTGGTGATGAATTTTGGGCAGCTGGTATTATTGAGATTGGACGTTCTGACGCAAATGAAATCAAAAAGAAACGGGAGATGATGACTGACCGTCAGAAGTTATCTCTTTTCTCTCCGGCATTTTCTGATGTTAATGACGAGATTGACCAAAAGAATCTGAAATTGAAACCATTGAGCGTCATTCGAACGAAAGGCGGAGTACCGAAATACGCACAAATCCCCGGAGTTACGAACGCAGATTTGACAATGCTTGATAGGGATGAATCTTCATTCAAGCGAGCCACTGGTATTGATGAACGTATTCTTGGCATACAAGCAGATGCGCCTCGTCTTACTGCAACTGAGGTTTCTTTCCTCCGTGAAGCCGCACTCAAGCGACTTCGGGATTTTGCATTCTTATATAAAAACGCATTACTCCACAGCGAGATACGTTTTAAGCTTTCGTTGTTCAAGCAATACTTTAGCGATCCACTAGCGAGAGAGGACAAACAAAAGAATGACAAAGCAAACCGCGTACTAAAAAATAAATTTAAGGAATTCAAAGTAAAATCAAATAACACATATGTTAGTAAGCAAATCAATCCTAACTTTTTTGAAGGAGAGGTGGATGTAGATTTAGACTTACAGCTCTTGCTTCCAATGACACAAGCACAGTTGGTTACTATGTGGGGTCAGTTAATTAGAGATTCAGTTCCTGCGGTGCAGGCAGGCATCCTTGATTGGTCTGTTAAAAAGATGTATGAGGGATATGCTGAAGCTCTCGGAAGAAACCACAATTCTCTTAAGGAGGATAGCAAATCACTTTCTATTGAGATGGCAGAGCGTGAACACGAAATGTACGCTTCAGAAAATTCATCGAATATGGGCGTTATCCTGCCGAATGGAACTGACAAGAAATATCTCTCTGGCGAGCACATATTGAAGCATGAAGAACTTTTAGATGCTGATGTTTCTATGGAAGACAAGAAGAGAGCTAGACTACTTGATCACATGAAGAAGGACATTGAAAATTGGAAGCAAATGCAGGGCCAACTTGCTCCTCCTCCACAACAATTAAGTCCTGAGCAGTTGGCAGGAGTAGGTGGATTAACTCCTCAATCTCCTCGATCTCCTCAACCCACACAAACTCCAACATCTCAGCCAACATCACCAGCGATATAATTTTATGACGAATCCTGAACGCATAAAATATATCAAACAGTTGATAGATTCTACAAAACGGGAATTAGCCAATGTTGAAGCCCAAGTTTGGGTATTTAATGAGGAGGCAAAGAATCCAATCCATATTGGCATAGAGGAAGCAGAGAAATCAAGAGATATCTACCTGAGACAGGCTGGTCACCTGAAGGCACGAATAGAAGCATATAATTTATATATTAAATCATTATGATGTTTGAAGAATTATCAAAAGATTTTGAAACTACTCCAGCAGACCGTAAAGCGATTAACAATCTGAAATCAAATAAAGATTGGAAGAAATTCTGTGAATTCGTAGAACGATATGTATTGAAACTTACTTATAATCTTTCCGCTGGCAGTGAATCTGAATCTGGTATGAGATATAAAGAGATGGATAAATTGGCTGGTTTTACCTATTACTGGAGGAAATTAGTAAATGTAGATACCGATAAAGAAGAAGAAAAAGAAAATGAATAAACATACAACAAAAGAATTAAGAGAATTAGAGAGTACAACTAGAGAGAATTTTCTATTGGATAGCTATAAGGCTGGCGTTGAGCTTCTAGCAAAAATGGAATTTGCTATTCAATTTTTCGAGACAAAGGATGGACAGGAACTTTACGGTTCAGAGCGAGCAAAGCAAGAGATTATGAAAGCGAAAGAAACTATTCGCGTCAAAGAAGCCGAGATGGAATTTTTAGAATTATTATTAAAAGGTAAATAATATGGCGATTCGTAAAGCTGGCAATCAATATAGAGTGGTAAGCAAAAAGGGTAAAAATCTTGGCACATTCCGCAGTAGGAAAAGAGCATTGAAGAGATTAAGGCAAGTAGAATTTTTTAAGCATTTGAAAAGTAGATAGTATCCTCCTTCAGTAAAGGACGGCCGTCAGGGCGCAGCCACTTCAGGACTGGTTGCCGTCCTTTGCTGAGGGGGGGGTATCCCATATTAACATATTGCATTCTAGAAAGTTGTATGATTTACTAAAAGTAGAAGGAATCCCATAGTCCTGTATCTAAAAGCAAAGTCCTGATTGCCGCAGGACTTTTTTTATAAATTAATAGTCGAAACCATAATAGTCTTTAGCGAAAGACTTAAAAGAACGCTTAATACTATGGCAACAGATACCATTGAAAAAACAAAACAGGACGAAGGGCTTAAAGCAGGGGAAGGAGAATCCCAAGAGACCCAGCCCGACTCTAAAAAAACCGACCCCGAAGCCGACGGCGGCTTA